GGATACCAGCTAAGGAACAAAACAAGCGGTTCGCAGGGCGAGGGCAAGGCACAGATTGATGATTACAAACCGTCTAAAGGCTACCGTGACGGCATACAGCAAGGCAGAAAGAATCTTGCAAAGGAACTGTCACACATTGCAGAAAAACACCTTAAAATCGAAATCAGAGAGGATAAGAGATATAACAAGGTGTCACAGAAGCAGTATGAGAAATTTATGGATTTGCTGAAAGCGGGTGAAGTAGATGGCTAAAGCAGTATTGGTTATGGATATGCCGGAATCGTGTTTTGGCTGTAATTTATGTCATATTGACTATGAGGAAGACAGAGCAACATGTCAGGCATATGAGACAGCAAAAGAAGTTAATTCTGACACATTTGAAAAGCCAAAGTGGTGTCCTCTTCGGGAACTGCCGGAGAAGAAAGAAGAGTTTGAACTACGGAAGTGCAAAGGTCCTGTGAAAGGGACATGGAAAGCCCCATTGATTGAGAATAAGGGCTTTAATGCCTGCTTGGATGAAATTTTAAAAAAAAGAAATGAATAACGAATCCTCGGTAAACCGAGGTCTCAACTTAAAGGTTTATGGATTTATTGAAAGTAGGTGAAAACAATGCTAATTCCGAAAGTTAAAGCCAAAGAATTTGAAAAATTCGGATTTAAGAAATGTAAGGGTGAATATGGAAAGAACGGTTGTTATTATCTTTGCGTTTCAAGGGGATGCAAAATGCTTTTTGTGAGCAGTGCGATTTTTGATGTTGATGATTGGAGAGATAATGACCCAAGAATGCACAAAAACGCAAATTGCCAATACAGGGACCACAGGACATATCTTGATATTATCTACGAACTTATTAAGGCAGATATGCTTGAAAGCAGGTGATTCAGAATGAATGATTGTAAAGGCTGTAGATACGAAAACAGCACAGATATAGAGGTACATTTAGAATTTTGTACAAATTGTAAAAGAGCCTATTCCAATGAAGAAGATAGAGAATTTCACGAAGATAGGTATAAAACTGTAGATTAAAAATCAAAGAAAGTAGGTAATTCAGTTGAAAGATAACCAGTGCAGAGCTTACAAACACACATACAAATGCCCGAAAGACAAGTGTGACGGCTGTCATCGGCGCATGAGCAGATTCTACTTAATACAGGAAATTGTAGAAATTTTGATGAAATCAGACACACCAATTGGAGAGGATTAATGCAAATGAAAATCAAAAGCATAATAAAAGGAATCGTAAGAGGTTTAGTCGTAATAATGTTTGCCGCAGGAACATTTGTGGTTTGCAAATTGATGATTTCCGTATATTTTCATCAGATTATTACATTTCTACTTGTAGTTGCGGCTATATCACTGATATGCTGGGCATTTGAGTGATAGGAAAGGATATGGCATGACAAAAAATGGACAGTTTGAAATAACTCATTTTTTAAGAAAGGAAAGCCGATTATGACAGATGATACAAAACACGAAATACAAATCTTACTTGACCTGTTAAAATCCAGCCTTACACGGAACGGCGTAAGCATGGCAACTGACAGAGAGGGAAATTTGATGTTTTTTGATACCTCAGAATATAACCGAAGCGGTGGCAAGACATTTGACGGATTTAGAATCAATATTAATGATTTAGTAAAGTAACAAAGCAACGGAACTTGAATAACAGATAAGGGGCGATAATATGGCAATATATCGAAATGTCCAATTGGCATTTTGGACGGATAGCAAAGTTGAAGATGATTTTACACCGGAAGACAAGTATTTTTACATGTACATTTTAACTAATCCACAGACGAATATCTGCGGGTGCTACGAAGTGAATTTTTCGCAAATGGCAAGACATACAGGCTATAGCAAAGACACTATCGTAAGGCTTCTTGAGCGGTTTGACAAAGTACACAATGTTATAAAATACGATTCAAGTACGAAAGAGATACTTATATTGCGGTGGTACAAATACAATTGGAATAAATCGGAAAAAGTTCTTGCAGGAGTATTGAGTG